ACTTGTGACACATTACCAACATCAGTTAATTATGAACTAACAGCTACATTTAAAAGACAAGATGGTAGTGACGATACCTTCCACTTAATTGTAAAATATGTAGATCCAGATAATTTTTACTTTTTAACCTGGAGTGCTAGTGCTAACAATTGTCTATTACGAAAAATAGAAGGTGGAACAGTTACTAGTGTTTTCACCCCCTTAGGTATACCAACTTCTGGATTTAACTACGGTGTATTCAATACAACCTCAGACAATCTAAACCCTGAAATGCTTTTAAAACTTAGGTTTATAGATAATACACTAATGGTTTGGAATGGTGTTACTAATGATTTTGCTTTTAGAGGTTTCTTCCCAGTTGACAGTGATTTTAATGATGGTGATGGAGGTACTTTTCGTAGATTTGGGGTTGGAATAGGTGCTCTTTTTGCTGGAAGTACTGAAGATCAAACAGATGAATGGAAACTTAGTAGTTTTCAAGTTAATAATTTAGGCCCTATTAATATATTAGACAACTCAACAATTAGTTACCTTAATAGTGGAAGTTTCGGAATTGGGACTACTAGTCCAACAAGTAAGCTAGATGTTGCAGGTACCATTACAACAAATGGTAGTGTAATAGGAGGAGGTAATTTTAGTATTTTTTCTCAATATACTAATAGGGGTAGAATAGTTTTAATTTCAAGTACAAATACAGGTGCTAATCAAATACAATTTCTTACAAATGGTACTATTAGAGGAGTTGTTAATAAAGAAGGTAATTTTGGTATAGGAACAACTAGTCCCGGCTATAAATTAGATGTTGTAGGTGGTGTAGTTAGGTTTAAAGGCGAGTTATCTAATCACATAGAGGTTAATGGTGGTACAACTGCAAATGGGAATCAATCGGTTATATCAACTAGATTCAATGGGATAACAATATCTACAAATGCAGGAGGAGGACCACCTCATATCAAACTAATACCGGGCACAGGAGGCAATGTAGGAATAGGGACTGCTAATCCTAGCGCTAAACTGGATATAGTAAGTACCACCAATGGTGTTCTTTTACCTAGAATGACTACAACTCAGGTAAATGCTATATCCTCACCGGGTAATGGTCTTACAGTATATAATACAACTTTAAATACAATGTGTTTTTATAATGGAACAGAATGGAGACAAGTAAGTAATACAACAATGTAAAAAAATTTTTTTTTTTTATATTCTCTATTAAAATTAAATATATTTATAATAAATAAAACTACAAATTATGATTATTTACGATTGGAATTGCAAAACAGTAGACGTACACCCTCAAGAAGAAGGTGAAACAGACGTAGTATACAACACACATTGGATAGTAACAGGAACTTCAGATCAATTAAACCCTGAAGGAAACCCGTATTCAACTACTAATATAGGAACACAGGTTGTACCCCTATCTCCAGGTGCCCCATTTATACCACTTGAAGATTTAACAAACGAGATGGTTGTTGGGTGGACTCAAGGTGCTATGGGTGAAGAACAGGTTACAGATATTGAAGCAAATATTGCTGCAAGTATAGAATTATTAATAAATCCTACTAGTATTACACTTACCATTAATTAAATTAAAAAATATTTTAATATTTATTAAAAATTATGTGGGGTACTAAATTAGCTTTTATATATTAAATATAATAAAAACAAAAATTTAAGTTATAAACCAAAAAAAAACAAGTATTATGAGTAAAACAATCAAATTAACCGAAGAAGAATTAGTAATTCTTAGAGACTACCAACAAAAACAAAATAATATTACTTTTAATTTAGGTAATATTGATATTCAAAAAGCAATACTAGAAGGCCAAAGATCTACAGTATTAGATAAATTAGCTGATTTACAAGAAGAATCAAACAAAACGGCTAAAGAATTACAAGAAAAATATGGTGATGGTAATATTGATTTAGAAACTGGGGAATTTACTATAGTAGAGTAATTTTTGAAAAAATTTTTAATATTTATAATAAAACAATATTAAAATAATACAAATAAGATGGCAGAAACATTAATATCTCCGGGTACATTAGCAAGAGAAAACGACCAGTCTTTTGTTACAACCCAACCAGTTGAAAGAGGTGCAGCAATTATTGGACCCGCAGTAATAGGTCCAGTTGAAAAACCTACACTAATCAGTTCCTTTAGTTCTTATCAAGCAATTTTTGGTGGAGCATTAGAAAGTGGATCAAATGAGTATACTTATTTAACTTCAATTGCAGCAAACCAATACTTCCAAAATGGAGGTAATTCTTTACTAGTAACCAGAGTAACATCAGGATCATTTACTTCAGCAGTAAGTTCACCAGTATTTAATGAGATAGAAAGTGGCATCCCAGAATCAGGAAGTAATTTACTTGCATCTTTAGGATCAGGTGGTACAGGTCAAGGAGGAGCTGGAACTTTTCCAGGAGTAGCAACTACAGTATCCCCTGCAGGAGGAACAGGTTTAACATTAGATATAACAAGAGCATTATCTCCTGGTAAATTATTACCAACATTTAATTTAGTAAATTCAATTACTACAAATACATCAGATGGTGTAGATGCTAGTTATGCAGATACTTCATTAACTGGAGGAACAGGAACAGGAGCAGTTGCAATTGTTGTAGTAGCAGCAAGTACCGTTACAAGTATAACAGTAACAACATCAGGATTAGGATATGCAGTTGGTGACGTATTAACAATACCAACATCAGTAATTGGTGGATCAACAGCGGTAACAATTACGTTAATAACAGGTGATTTCTTAGTTGAACCAACAGCTATAATAGTAGATACTCAAGGATCAGGATATGCAGTAGGTAATACAGTAACAGTTGCAGGACCATTAATTGGTGCTCCAACAGCCGATTTAACATTAAAATTAGTTGATGCCGATATAATAAATTCAAATTCTTTTACTTTAGAATCTATTTCTGAAGGTGAAATAATGAATAGTGTAGGTCCAACAGGTTCAAATGGTGCTTTAACTTCTGGTTCTACTGATAACCTTAGATGGGAAATAGCAGCATCTAATTCATCATCCGGAGTATTTAGTTTACTAATAAGAAGAGGTGATGATACTAATAATAATAAAGTAGTATTAGAATCTTATAATAATATTTCGTTAGACCCATTTGCTCCAAATTATATTTCAAGAGCAATTGGTGATATTTCTACTAATTTAATTACTGAAGGAGTAGATACATTTTTACAAGAAAGTGGATCTTTTCCAAATATTTCTAATTACGTAAGAGTAAAATCAGTTAATAATCCAACACCACGTTATTTTAATAATGACGGGTCAGCAAAAGCACAATTTACAGGTAGTATGCCACAAATTGGATCTGGTTCATTTAATGGGGCTGTAGGTTCTAATATACCAGCAGGAAGAGCAGCTAATTTTTATCAATTTATTAATGCTACAGATACACAAGGATTAGTAGGATCTGATTATAATAGTGCTATTGCTCTATTAGCTAATCAAGATGATTACCAATTCAATGTAATTTCAGTACCAGGTTTATCAACTCAACACCAATCAACTCAAGTTACTAGTGTAATGAATACCGCAATATCACGTGGTGATAACATTGCTGTAGTAGATTTAGTAGGTTATAACCAACCCATTAATACCGTAATTGGTCAAGCAGGGGGAATTGATAATAGCTATACAGCCGCATATTGGCCTTGGTTACAAACTGTTGATCCTAACTCAGGACAATTAGTATTCATACCAGCTTCAACATTTATTCCTGGAGTATATGCCTTTACAGACGCTTCAAGCGATCCATGGTTCGCACCAGCAGGTATTACAAGAGGAGGAATGGGACAAGTAGTAAGAGCTGAAAGAAAATTAACTTCTACAAATAGAGATACTTTATATGAAGCTAATGTAAACCCAATTGCAACATTCCCATCACAAGGAGTTGTAGTATTTGGACAAAAAACATTACAAAAAGCAGCTTCAGCATTAGATAGAGTAAATGTACGTAGATTGTTAATTACACTTAAAGGACAAATCTCTCAAATTGCTGATAATTTAGTATTTGAACAAAATACAATAGCAACAAGACAGAATTTCTTAACACAAGTAAATCCTTATTTAGAAAGTGTTCAACAAAGACAAGGATTGTTTGCCTTTAAAGTAGTAATGGATGAACAAAATAACACACCAGATGTTATAGATAGAAATGAGTTAGTAGGACAAATTTTCTTACAACCAACTAGAACAGCTGAATTCATATTATTAGATTTCAATGTATTACCAACTGGAGCAACATTTCCATCATAAGAAATAAAAAGTCTAATATTTATAATAAAATAAGAAAATAAAATGGCAGTATTAAACCCAAACGAAATATTTTTCACAGCATTTGAACCAAAACAAAAGAATAGATTTATTGCTTTTGTAGATGGGTTCCCAGCATATATTATGAAGGGAGTTGGAGCTGTAACCGTATCACAAGGAACAGTACCTTTAAATCATATCAACGTTCAACGTTTTGTAAAAGGTAAAACAACTTGGGGGACTATTCAGTTCACATTATTTGACCCAATTACTCCATCTGGTGCACAATCAGTAATGGAGTGGGTTAGATTACACCACGAATCAGTAACTGGTAGAGATGGTTATAGTGATTTCTATAAAAAAGATTTAACTATTAATGTACTAGGACCTGTAGGTGATGTCGTTTCAGAATGGATCATCAAAGGAGCAATGATTACAGAAGCTTCATTTGGAGATTATAACTGGGATACTGAAAATGCTGCTCAAGAAATTACAATGACAGTTCAACCTGACTATTGTGTATTAAATTTCTAAAAATTTTACTCACCCCTAATTTGCAAAATATCTTGTCTTCGGGCAAGATTTTTTGTATTTTACATATGTATAACTGATAAAAACGTTTTAATAAATAAAGATTATGGCTGAATTTAAATTCCCAAGTGAAGAAGTAGAATTGCCCTCTAAAGGTTTAATATACCCAAAAGACCATCCACTTTCTAGTGGTATAATAGAATTAAAATACATGACCGCTAAGGAAGAAGATATTTTAACTAACCAATCCTACATTCAAAAAGGAATAGTACTAAATAAATTACTAGATTCTGTAATATTAACGGAAGGAGTTAAACAACAAGATTTAATATTAGGAGATAAAAATGCTGTATTAGTTGCTACTCGTATATTAGGTTATGGTGCTGAATATAAATTTACTTATAGAGGAGAAGACAAAATTGTTGATTTATCCTCTTTAGAAAATAAAGAATTTGATGAATCTTTAATTACCCAAGGTAAAAATGAATTTGAATTTGTTCTTCCTCATACAAAAACTCCAATTACATATAAAATTTTAACTGGAGTAGATGAGAGTAAAATAGATAGGGAATTAGAAGGATTAAAGAAAATTAATAAAGAGGCATCCCCTGAATTAAGTACAAGATTAAAATATATTATTACATCAGTTAATGGAGAATCAGGATCTAAAGAAGTTAGAGAATTTGTTGATAATTTCCTCTTAGCTATAGATTCAAAAGCATTAAGAAAACACTTAAGAGAAACACAACCAGATGTAGACCTTCGTTACATAGACGAAGATGGGAAGGAGGTAGCTATCCCTATAGGGATTAGCTTTTTTTGGCCTGAACTCTAAAATAGCACCTCAATTTAGAGTTGGGTTATTTACCCAAATACATTCTATACTATTTCATGGTAAAGGTGGATACGATTATCATACTGTGTATAATATGCCTATATGGTTACGTAAATTTACTTTTAAAGAAATAAATGATTTTTATGAAGCAAAGACAGCAGCAGAAAAAAATCAAATGTCTGCTGGTACAACTTCACTTGTTAATTCTGAGGGAAAAATTAACACCCCCCAATTTAAACAAGCTTCTAAATCATATCAAAATAAAAGCAGCTATAAATAGTTACTTTTTTTAATATTTATAATAAAATAGGTATTAATGGCTACACCACAAGAAATTCAAAAACAATTAGAAAGTATAGCAAAGCTATATGATCAACTAGGTGAAAAAAACCCATTCGCTGGGGCAGATGCTTCTAAAATTTCTCAATCTGAAGCCGAAGTTAAAAAATTAAGTAATTCCCTAAATGATGTAACTAATAAAATTAAAGAAATTAATGCTGATGTAGAGGGTTTAGTTGGAGCTTTTAAAGCTACTGTAGATGAAATATCTAATACTAAATCCGGCTTAGTAGATTCTAGAAAAATATTTAAAGAATTAACTTCAGTAGCTGAAAAATTGCAACAAGATCAAGCAGGTATAACAAACCTAAATGAAAAGGATTTAGATGTTTTAAGACAAAAATTTAACTTAAATGAAAATTTATTAAAACAGGCTGAAAGTAGTCTTAATAATCAAATTGATGAATTATTAATAAAAGATAATTTAACAGCGGCTGAAGGTAGAAAATTAGATTTAGCAGAAAAGTCACTAAGGACAGTAAGAGCACAAAAGAATGAACAAGATTCTTTACTTAAGACTTTAGGTGAAGAACTTAAAAAAAGAGAGGACATAGAAGAAGCCACAGGTAAAAACATGGGGGTTGCTGGGAAATCTTTAGGAGGACTTCAAGATGTTTTAGATAAAGTAGGTGGTGGTAAATTTGGTAAAATGCTGGGTATTGATGATGCCATGAAAGCAGGAACTAAAGAAGCTAAACGTTTAGTTACAGCAGGAGGAAAAGCAGGTGGTATTGGTAATCAATTTAAAGTTGCAGGTAAAATGATTGGTACTATGGGTAAGGCATTATCTAAAGCCTTAGGTCCTATTACAATTATTGCTGAATTAGTTAAAGGTATAATGGCAGCTGATGAACAGACCAAGGAATTAGGTCGTTCAATGATGATGACTAAAAATGAATCAGCTAAATTTTCGGGGGAAATAGCTAATGCCACTCGATCAAACTATCAAATGGGTATTACAGGTACAAAAGTACTTGAAAATATAACTAAAGTAAATAAACAATTTGGTTTTATAAATGAATTTAGTGGAGAAACTTTAGTCAGTATGACTAAATTAACTTACACCTTAAAAATTGGAGAAGAAGCTGCTGGTAATTTAGCAGCAGCAGCCGAAGCAACTGGAGTAAATTTTGAAAATAATTATAAAAATATCCTAGCATCCAGTTACGAATTACAACAACAAGCAGGAACTCAAGTTGATTTAAGAGCTGTACTTGAAGATACAGGTAAAGTAACAGGTCAAATAAGAGCTAATTTTAGTGGTAATACTGTTGAAATAGCAAAAGCAGTTACAAATGCTCGTTTATTAGGTACTGAAATGGGTGCAATAGCAGCAGCAGGAAAGCAACTTTTAGATTTTGAAAGTTCTATTAGTAAAGAATTAGAAGCAGAACTATTAACTGGAAGAAATCTTAATCTAGAAAGAGCAAGAGCAGCTGCTCTAACAGGAGATCAAGTAACACTTCAAAATGAATTAGCCCGAGAAATGGGTTCATTTTCAGATTTTTCTAAATTGAATGTTATTCAACAAGAAGCTTTAGCAGGAGCAATGGGTATGAGTGTGGATTCTATGTCAGATATGTTATTTAACCAAGAAACAATGAACAAATCAGCTAAAGAATTACGTGATTTAGGTAAAGATGAATTAGCAAATAGATTAGAACAAAAATCAGCACAAGATAAAATGAATGCTGCCATGGCAGAATTAAAAGAAGTTTTTGTTCAATTAGGCACAGCATTATCCCCTATATTAGGTTTAGTTTCGGGTATAGCAGGTGCTATTTCTACTGTAATAGGATTTACAATGGATCTTCTTAATATTTTAAACCCATTTAATAATGCATTTTCCGAAGATTATGAATCCCAAGGTATAGCAGCTGGTAAAAACCTCCTAAATATAGAAGATGGTGTAATAGGACCTGGTGGTGACTTAATTACTACATCACCTGAAGATTTCCTTATAGCTACTAAAGATCCTGGGGAGATGCTTAGTAATACCATAAACCTTCCACCAACACAACCTATAAATAATCCATCTACACAAACAATCATACAACAAGAAAACTCAGAAGCTAAAAGAACAAATGCTCTATTAGAAGCATTAATAAATAAACCGGCTCCTAAAGTACAAATGGATTCAATTGAAGTTGGTACAATAGCAGGTATGAGTGCATTTTCTATACAATAATAATGTTTATAATATTTATAATAAAACAATTAATAATTAAAATTTAAAACTATGCCTTTATTAAACAAACTTGAAACAGAAGGAAGTACTTTAACACCATTAAGAGGTGAACAACCTTCAGGTCCATTAAAAGCAGGAGGAACTATTCCTGTAAATAATACCTTTTCACAAGGTACATATCAAAATTATGTCTCTGATGCTCCTAACTCAGTGGACGCAACTGGTAACGCATAATAACATATGCCTTTAGTTAACTTAACAACCAACTTAAAGTCCTTAAGACATGGGAATGATCGACGTGGTAATGGTTCAAGTAACCAACCTTACGTTACTACCCCTATACCTAAAGGGGAAGGTCCTGGTCTAGGTGATGTAGATTTTCTTTTAAGAGGAGGATCTTTATTACCTCTAACTGTGGCCCAAGATGTTTCTAGGCTAACACAAATGTTTTTTGATTTAAAATCTCCAAATGGGCTTTTATTTACAGTTAAACAAAATTCTTTATCTCGAAGTGGGGTTAATATTAAAGCTACTTCGGGTGGAACTGATGTAGGTAATAATAAATTACCTTTAAATGACGGTATTTACTTACCTACCTCTACTTTACTACAGACGGCGGCAAACCCCTTAGGTGGACATTTACTTAAACAAGGTATAAATCCTTCTTTTGATACAAGTGAAGCAGCAGCACGAGGTAATGTAGGAGGAATATTTAGTTTTCTAACGGGTAATAATTTACCACTATCCAACCCCATATATTTTGATACCACTGCTTTTGATGAAAGAAAAAATACTGGGGTAGTAACAAGTAGACTAGTTCAATTTTTAGATAAAAATCAAAACCAAACAAATGTTGATGATATACTATATTCATATTCTGGAGGTCCTAATTCAACCCTAGGGGTAGGTAAAACTACTATTAAAGCCTTATCGGATCAAAGAACGGGTATTAATAATGATTTTTTAAATACTTCTGGTTTTTTTAATACGGGTAAAACACCAAACACTAATTTTGGTTTTGATTATAGTGTTTTTAAAGGGGGAACTACAAACCCTAATTTTGAAACTTTTAGAGGAGGAACTTATTTTGGTGACTTAACTTCACCAGGTTCAAAATCTGTAACTGGGAGATACGCGACACAAACCAACACTCCTATAAATAATCTTTTAAATAATCAGTTTACAACAACTAATGATAATATAAATGGGGCTCAAATAAGTTTAGTAGGTCAAAGTGTATATCAAACTAAAAATGGTGTAGGTTTCCAATCTAACACACCTAGTGTAAATGGTTTAGGTTCATCCCTTGATTACGACCAATTAATGAGTTCTAAACCAGAAGCTCAAGTAGGTAATCAAAACAATGATTATCTTCCAACTAAAATATTACAAGACTTTAGAAAAAATACAAAGGCAGAATCTATAAAATCACCTGATTATACTATATCTACAAATAGATATGAAGAAAGGGTAAAATTGGGAGATGCTGGTAAACAATTACCAGAAAACACTAGTTATGTAAAGGGTGTAAATTATGGTAAAAATGGTAAAGAAGGATTAGATAAAATTAATACTTTACAAATCTATAAATCAAATAATATTGATCCTAGTAAAGAAATAAATGATCTATGTAAATTTAGAATAGGAGTAATTGATAATGATAATCCTTCATTAAAAACCTATATTCATTTTAGAGCATTTATAGATAGCATGGATGATTCATATACCGCTGATTGGTCATCACAAAAGTTTGCGGGTAGAGCAGAAAACTTATATAATTACCAAGGATTTGATAGAAAATTTAATCTAAGTTGGACTGTAGCGGCCCAATCTAAACAAGAATTAATTCCAATGTACCAAAAGCTAAATTATTTAGCTTCAGTTTGCGCGCCTGATTATTCAAAAGACGGGTATATGAGAGGAAATTTAATAGAATTAACAGTTGGTGGGTATCTTTTTAATCAGGTTGGAATCATGACAGGAATTAATTATACTGTACCTATGGACTCACCTTGGGAAATAGCAATTAATGATACTAATTCAGGATCAGATAAAAGTGTTAAAGAATTACCCTTTATGATAAAAGTATCAGGGTTTAATTTTATACCAATTCATAATTTTGTACCTAATGTACAGAAAAATCAATTTTCACTTACTAACACTGAATTATTACAAAATATTTCAGCCAATAATGCTGACCCAGGGCAAAATTTAGATACAGTTGGGGATTTAGTAACTTTTGGAAAAGAAAGATATATTGCTTTAAGTAATGGGTTTAATTCTAATTACAATAAATGGGGAGATATACAAATATAACAACAGCAACAACACCTAAAGGAAAACAGTACAAAACAACAGTTAAGTACCCAGATATTCCTTTAAGCTTTGAAGATATATACACTTATACTGATGTAGGGGATAGATTTGATATATTAGCTCAAACATACTATAGTGATTCTAATTTATGGTGGGTTATATCTATAGCAAACCCCCAATTTAATCAAAATTCTATGTTTCCACCTTTAGGAGTACAAATTAGAATTCCTGGGAATATTGGAGCAATTATTTTAGATTACCAACAATTAAATGCAATATAGTTATGACAGGAAATATAATAGGGGAACCAATTATAGAGGTAATAGATAAACAAATAGACCATAGACAAAAAATCCACGGAGCAGGATATATTCCTGGTACTCAAAAACTCCAAAGAACCCCGGAAGTTCAAAATTATTTAAATAATAGAAATTCCTGGATAAAAATGGCTTCTGGAGTAAGTTTATCTGGTTCTTTTGCTGTAGAGAAAATTAAAGCTCTTTCTTCTGATGAGTCAAATTACCTTTCAAATGGTGATGAAACTGCAATGCAAGGTGAAGGTTTAGCTAAAGGTGTAGTACTATTTAATAGTACTCAAAAACTTGATTCAACAAAGAACTCATATATTGAAAGAAGTGGAGTAATTAATTCCTATGATTTTTTAGGTAACTCAAATAAAATGTATGGTGGTTTAGGTAGCAGTCAAAGAGGATTACAACCTGTCCCTGGTATAAAGGATATATCTATAGACTGTTTAAATAGAGGTTCTATTAGAAAAGCAACAGTAAATCTTAAAGCTTTTAATAAATTCCAATTTGGTTTAATTGAATTACTTTATTTAAGGTTAGGTTATTCGGTAATGTTAGAGTGGGGTTGGGATAAATACATAGAGGAAATTACACCAGGTGAAAACGCAATTTCACCTCCAATAGTAACGATTAAAGAAATGGAATCTACTATTATTGAAAATCAATGGTTTGATGGAAATAGTTATTCCCAATCTGATATGATAGATCTTGTATTAGTTAATGAAGAAAAATTTAAGGGAAATTATGGGGGATTTTTTGGTATAGTTTCTAATTTCTCATGGACATTAAACGCGGACAATACATACGATATTACTCTTAACCTAATTACTATGGGGTCAGTAATAGAATCCCTCAATGTAAAAATACCATCAATTAATCTTGATATCGCTGCCATAAAGGCAAAAAGAAAAAAACTTTTTAGTATAATAAATAATAAAGAAATATCTGATGTAGAAACAAAAGTAGTAGAGGAATCTAATAATGTTATTTTATCTAATATAGGATCAGATAAATTAAGCCAATGGATTAATACAACCATACTAAATTTTGATAAACTTAAAGAGGATACTAAAAAAACTCATGATTACATATTAGGAGAGGATTTAGTTGGGGAAACAAGAGCAGATAAGAAAACATACATGACAGACTGGAAAGATAACATCCCACCAGAAAGTAGATTTTTTGTAAAATTTGAAACTTTTTTATCCTTTATTGAAGATATATTAGTTTCAAATATTGGAAATGAAGACCAAAAGTGTAAAGAATTAATATTTGAATTAGACACAGAAGAAGTCCGATGTAATTATGAAACTAATTTAGTTCCTTTAAATGCTAATAAAGTTATATTTAGTGTCCTTATGGAAGAAGAAGTTTTAAAAAATATCAATGATACTAGTAATCCATCTCCTGATAATATAGGTAGACCGATAGCATACATGAATGATAGAATGGAAAAATTTGCCACTAAATCTGAAGAGGGTGTAGTTTATGGTAAACTTTTAAATTGTTATTTAAATTTAACATTTATCCAACAAGCCTTTGTAGATGCTCAAAATAATAAAGAAGAAGTTGGTCTATTTGAATTTCTTCAAAAGATTTGTGATGGTATAAATGAATCAACTGGTAATTGTACTGATTTAGAAGTAATATTAAAAAAAGATAAAACAGTTGTTATTATAGATCAAAATCAAATAAAAGGAGGGGATAAGTTAATTAAAAATTATGAAGAAAAAACTAAAATAAATATCTATGGTTATGAACCTAATGGTAGTAGTTCCTTTGTAAAAGATTTTAAGTTCCAAACTAAAATCACCCCTGATTTAATAAATATGGTCACTATTGGAGGTACAGCATCCGATGATAAGGATATAAATGCAATACCTTTTAAAAAATGGAACAAGGGATTAGTAAATAGATTTGGTCAAAAGCAATACTATGACTCTGATCAAATCCCACTAACAGATCAAGAAAAAAACACACAATCAAATATCAATTTTAAAAAGGCATTTGCAGATGCAATCTTAGAGAATGATGGTAATTCAGAATATAAACCCACAATAGGAAGAGGTCCAACAGGTTATACATTTAAATATAATAATGTTACAATAGTAGGTATTTGGGCAAGTGGAGTTGGTGTTTTTAAATCTAATAGAACGGAGGATTCAAAAAATATAGCCTTATTATCAGAGGGTTTAAAAAGATATAAAGAAGAAAGAGTTAAAGTCAATGCTTTAAAAAATAATAATATAAATGTATTAGAGAGTAGTAAAGAATCAGATAATAATTATATGATATACCTTTCAAAAGCATTTGGAGGAAGTTCAGGTTATACATCATTGGAAACATTGAAGGTCGATAGAACTTCTCTGATCGAGTATGATATAAAGAAAATCTCTACCAAAAGAAAGAACGGTTTATATTTTAAATGGGATAATAAGGATTTTATTGAACAGGGTAAAAATTCTTTTAAAAAGTATTTATCAAATATCAATAAACTAGAAGCAGAAGCTAAAAACCCAATAATATCAGGAACTGGTTTTATACCCCTAGAATTTGATATAACAATGGATGGTTTAAGCGGGATAAAAATTTATAATAGATTAAGAATTAATACTAAGTTTCTCCCAAGTTCATACCCAAAATCATTAAAATTTATAGTTAAAGGAGTAAATCATAAAATATCTAATAATGTATGGGATACAAATATCTCTACAATATCAGTTCCAGTATCAATACATCCACCCATTAAATCAACAGTTAATACTAATGTTTCAACCATTAATGTTACCCAAGATATATATAGAACTAATTTAAAACTTAACTCTCTAATTATGGGATTCCAAGCTAGACAAATAGCTCAAGCGTATTTAGGAAGAGTTATGACAGATGAAGAATGGAATAATTTAGTAGCAGCTACTGCAGCTGAAGCAAGTCCTAATGAAGAGGAAAGAGCATATGTTATGGCTGTAATAATAAATAGAGCAAGATCCAAAAACACTAACATTTTAGCAATTCTAACAGCGAAAAACCAATTCCAAGCCGTTACAGGTACAAGCGCCAATGATAGACAACCATCACCAAATTTTATTAACGCTACTCAAACCACAGCCAATGCTATATTTAAAAGTGTAGAAAAATACCTCGCAGGAGTACCTAAAAACTTTAGATATTTTACTGCAGCTTCAAAAGAAGCATATGGTCCTGGAACTGATTTATCATTTAGAGAAAACCTGATCACCAAAGGAGGGACAATAATAGGAGGAACAGTATTTGGAAGCGTTGTTTAAAAATTTAAAAATATGTACTACCCAAAATCACAAATAAAAACTGACTTATATACCAACGGTGGAGAATTTGTAACTTCTAATGATGGAGCTGTTTATCAAGGTTATTATTTTTCTACATCTGATGGTTCATACTTTACGGGGAGAAATCCTAACGATAAACCTAATTTTTTCCTTACATTAGCTCCAAACCCATCCTTGAATCCCTTAAGTAGAACAAATGTTTTATCTTCTGGAGTAGATTCTTATTATAATTACCCAATGGGTTATAGTTTAGCCTTATCATCAGATATAACAGATACATCAATTCCTCCTTCTCTCCCAACCCAAACTATAGTTTTACCAACAGAAGAAGAATATAAAATAACAGAATATCAACGATACTTTGTTAAAAAATCAAACGAAATTTTATATATAGAGATTTCACAAGAAGAATATAGAAAATATGTAGATCAAGACATAAATGTTAGTTACCAACTTTATATCCCCTTCACACTACCTTGGGTTATTGCAGGAAATAGAAGTGATGTTTATAACGTAAATAAAAAAACAGTAGAAAGAATATCTTCTAACTTGATATTACCTGGGTTTCCTTCATATTTTAAAAATAGATATGATCAATACTTTAAATATACAGTAGGTTCAAACCTAAAAACAGATGGTACTGAATTTTTAATTCAATCTACAAATAAATTATACACAGGTTTATATCATATACATCCAACTAAGGGACCAATGGTTGGGGCAGAACATACCGAACTCCCTCATGAATTTTTAATTCCTGTTAGTGGATCAAATGTTGATTATAGGGTTAACAAAATGGAAACTCAAAATAACAATAGAAGGAGTATAAATTATTAAAAAATTCCATAATAAGTTAGGCTACTCAATATAGGATTCGTATATTTAAATGTTAGTAATAAGGCTAATAATTAAAATAAGGGTTATGTATTGGCTTGTAGAAACAGAGGAACAACTAAATATCCTAATAAATAGCGGTTATAAAAAGGCATTCATTGAGGTAATACCTTATAATGATACAATACACCCTGTATTAAATCACGTAAGTTTAGTGTATATTAGACCAATTGAAGCAAGCAAAGGCTTCATGGTATGTGTTACGCATAGTGAATCATTAAATGCTTTAAATACGTGTATAGACGAGTTATTAAATAAATTTGATGTGTTGTATTGTCGAGATAAAAAGGAAATATTACATTATTTTCCAAATAAAGCTCTCTATGACATAACACCCCCACCTCATACATATATACGTCCTACAACACAAACACACGATTTATATTATAGTAAACACAAGGATAACCATGAGTTAAACCTAATTATACCGATTGTTAAACATTATGAATTATGCGAGATAATTTTTGGAGATCTAAAAGCGAATATTAACAATAAAAAAACAAAATATGATGAGTTCTTTAACAATAGAGTATCCGTGGTATTCAACGCCATCGAACGAAATGGCATACGCATACACAATGACAC